CTGAGCTCTCGCAAGACGGTAATGTTTTTTATGGTAAGTCTAAAGTATTAACTACACCATGTGGTCAAATTGTTAGATCACTTATTAATGATGGCGTAAAGGTTGGTATGTCATCAAGAGCTCTTGGTACACTAGAAGAAGGCTCAACACATAACACAGTAAAGAACCTTAAGCTGGTTGCTGTTGATTGTGTTGCTGATCCATCTTACCCAAGTGCCTTTGTTAATGGTATTCTTGAATCAAAGCAATGGGTGCTAGCAGATGACGGAAAATATGAAGAGATATATGATAGTTTTGAGAAATCTATTTCCAAGCTACCGAGTAAAGAGATCGAAAAGTATCTTTTAGAAAGAATTATGTCGTTTATTAACCAACTGTAGTATAAATAAATAATATGTCAGAAGATACGAAAAAAGCAGAGATTAATACAAAGCAACAGATAAATAAATTTATCTCAAGTGTTTCTGATAAAAATTATGCCTCTGCACATAAATATTTACAAAGCGTCATTGAGGATAAGGTATTAACCCGTATTAACAAGGCGACTGAAAAACCACTTTTCTAATTATGAGCAAAGACAACCTATTACCAGAAAGCGTTAAAGAAGTACTTACTGAAGAGTCAGTACTATCTATCGAAGAAGCAATTAAAGATAAACTTACCTTATCTGTTGAAGCGGCACTTACATCACAAGATGAGCTTTACTCAGAGAAGTTACAAGAGCTTATCCAAGCTATCGATAAAGACCATACTACTAAGCTTAAGCGAATCGTAGAAGCAGTTGATAAAAACAACGCTAAGAAGCTGATCACAGTTATTAAGAAGTATGAGGGTGAGGTTAATAACGATGCAAGTAAATTCAAAAACACACTTGTTGAGTCTATTTCGGATTATATTGAAGAGTATATCCAAGAAGCAGTTCCAACTGAAGCCATTTTAGAAGCTACTCAAAACAGAACAGCAATGGAAGTTCTTAAGAATCTACGCAAGGTACTCGCCGTTGACTCTTCACTCATGAGTGAGTCTGTTAAAGAAGCAGTTGTTGACGGTAAGACGCAAATTGATATGCTTAGTAATAAGCTAGCAGAGCTTGAGAAAGAAAATGCCACTATTAAAGAGGCATACACCAATACTAAAGTGAGTCTTATGCTTGAGAGCAAGACGTCTAAGCTACCAGCTAAGAAAGCTGAGTATATGCGTAAAGTGTTAAGCGATAAGACACCTGAATTTATTGAAGAAAATTTTGAATATACTGCAAGACTGTTTGACAAAAAAGAGTCAGAACGTGTCAGTGTAATTAAAGAAGAGGCTTTTGCAACAAGAAAAGTAAAAGCTGATGCTCCTGTAGTAGTACAGGAAAAGAAAGAGATTTCCAATCCGTATTTAGACGAACTAAATCGGATGAAGTAATTTTCTCCTGGTAGAATGAGGCATTCGGTGCCTGAATAACATAAGTTAGTTTTATACTACTCTTATGAAGGTCGAAAAAATAGAAAGAAACGAAATTATATGAATAAACCACAATCATTTATTGATAAGAATAGAGCCGACACTCTCCTAGAGAAGTGGGCACCTGTTCTTGATTATTCTTCTGATTCGGTTAAGACAATTAGTGATGACACAACTCGTCTGAACACTGCTATCCTCTTGGAAAACCAAGAGAAGTGGTGTCTGGAAGAGGCTAACACTTCTGGTGGTGCCCTTGGTGGCTCCGGCGGATTTGGTGGCGGTGATGTTGGCAACGGCGACAACTATGCCGCAGGTGACCAACGCCTTCCTAAAGTTCTTATCCCGATGATTCGTCGTACTTTCCCTGAGCTCATTTCCAACGAAATCGTTGGTGTTCAGCCTATGTCTGGTCCTGTTGGACTTGCATTCGCACTCCGCTACGCATACAATACCGACGCACTCGGTACTGGTATCGATGGTAAGTCTACTCCTGTAGGCTCACCAAACAACGTAGGTGGTGCTAAGGATGCAAATTACGACGGTACCCTTACACAGGGTGACACTACTAACGAACTTGGCTATCAAATGCTTGACACTCGCTTCACTGGTGCATCTTCTGCTGCACTTTCCGGTGGCACAGATGAGTTTGCATTTGCTGATCAAGATGCTGGTGTTGCACAGATTCTCGAAAACTTCGAGATCACTGGTAACATCCCACAAGTTGAAGTAAAGTTTGAGAAGACAGCCGTTGAAGCTGGTACCCGTCGTTTGGGTGCTCGTTGGTCTGTTGAACTCGAGCAAGACCTCAAGAACATGAACGGTATCGATGTCGATGCTGAGATCACGAATGCTATGTCATACGAGATCCAAGCTGAAATTGACCGTGAAATGCTCATGAGAATGATTCAATCCGCTTTGAATGCTGGCAACGGTGCCGGTTATTCAGTATGGTCGCCTGCTTCTGCAGACGGTCGCTGGTTGGTTGAACGCAACAGGGATTTTTACCAACGTCTTATCATCGAAGCTAACCGTATTGCCGTACGTAACAGACGTGGCGCTGCTAACTTTATTGTTGCAACGCCTAAAGTTTGCGCCATCCTTGAGATGCTCCCTGAATTCCAGTGGGTACCTGTACAGGGCGACGTAAGCACACAGCCTGTTGGTATTGCTAAAGTTGGTTCGCTTGGTGGAAGATTTAACGTTTACCGTGATACCCGTACTGAAGTTCAGAACACTAACGTCTACAAGGATAGTACTTATACTACCGGCGGCGTTAAAAAGGAAACTAGTATTGAATACGCGCTCCTTGGTTACAAGGGTCCTGAATTCTACGATACAGGTATCATTTACTGTCCTTACATTCCTGTCATGGTACAGAGAACTATTGGACCGAACGACTTTGCTCCTCGCGTAGGATTGCTTACTCGTTATGGTGTTGTTGACAACATCTTCGGTGCTAACCTCTACTACCACGTCATCCTTTGTAAGGATCTAGGTTTAGACTTTAAACCAGGTAATGCTTCTAACTACTTTTAGTAGCTAGTAGTATACACAGAACAAATTATCCGAACCGAGGGGGCCGAAGACCCCTCGGTTCACTTGTGTAAAGGTATAAATAATAATATATGAAAGAAACTAAACTTTTAACTGCATCAAGCATTCTTGCGTTTATATTTATATTCTCAATGACTGGGCTTGATGTTGTGTTATCTTATATGGGATGGAAGCCCACGTTTGGTGATGATGTACTAGCTGGAGTTATTGGCTTTTTACCCTCTGTTGGTTCCGTCTCACTCAGTATGCTAATAGGTGTAACAAAATCCTGGAAAACTACAATTTTAGCATCTATTATATGGCTGTTTTGTATTACTATATCCTTAACAGGTAACTTCTTAAATATGACAGCACGTGCTTTTGAATCTCTTGAGACAGAAAAGATAGCAGAGGTAGCAGTTATAAACGTAAAGGATACAAATAAAGAAAGTATACAAATATTAAAAGACTCTAACAAAGAAAGATTGTTACTAGTTGATCAGGAAATAACTGATTTAACTGTTCAGTATGAAAAGGCTAGAGAGTCACGTGACTTTCAAATTAATGACGGGGTTAATCGTGATGGTACAGTAGGTCCGAAGGCTAGAGCTTTCCAGGCGTCAATGGATAGTATTTCTGCAGATATATCGAAAAAACGAGAATATAAAATAAAACTACAAAATGAAGCAACAGCTGCACTTCTCTCTTTTCAAGCAGAAACTGCAAATACACTATCTGAAGCCAATGTGGAACTGGCTGAGACACAAAATGATATGCGAGGTCACATGCCTGTTATTAGGTATTTTATAACTAATAAAGATCATCAGAGAAACGCGGTATTATGGGGATTAGGTTTATTTGCTGCTGTTATAAGTCTAGCAGGTCCAATTGTTTCATATGCCATGGCTGTACACCTGAATCATAAAAGACTCCGCCAAAAAGCAAAACAACATACACAATCAAAACCCCGTTATAAGCTTGTTAAAAGTAAACCCATAAAAGAGGTAGTACATGTCAGGGAAACAGTATCAGAGCCGGTTATAATAGAAAAGACAGTAGTTGCCGAGAGTTCACCACAACCAGTCTCTATAAAAGAAGAAGATAAACCTACAGATAAAAAAATAGACGCATCAATTGAGGATTACTATAGTAAGGATACACGGGTTGACTCACTGAGTGTAGCAAAGGATAATGCTGCAGAGCTCGCTGAGATCGCTGAACAAACCCGCATGCGTAATAATGGTTATATATAAATTACATAAAAAAACACCTTATTAAAAGCTATCTTTACCTTACCTAAATAAATAATAGTATATGCCAAACTTTTTAACATCGCAGACCATAGACAACTTTATGATCAGTCCGGATGCTCGGCATGCCCGGCATGCTATTGGACTTATAGATATTGAGAGTTTAAGTGGAAATTGGAATAGTACATATAGTACTGTCTACTCAAACAGCGCTTTCTGGGACGGTGATTTTTGTAATGAGACTGTTTTATTAAATCAAGTAAGTGCATGTAACGGTAACATGACGATTGATGGTAACATTAATATGTCTGCAGGTAACATTACTAACGTTGATACTCTCTGCGCAAGTGTTATACACAGTATATCATCCTTTACACAGTATCATGACATACAAGTTTCAGAGTTGTCAGGGTTTAAAGTGACTGGTGATGTAGAAGTAACTGGTGACGTTAGTGTCGCGAACATAACTACCCTCTCAGGTGGAAATAATACAACTTGGGATAGCGTTTATACTACAGTAAATGCAGCAAGTAGTACCTGGGATAGCGTTTATAATGATGTTGCTGCTACAAGTGGTGATTGGAATAGCGTCTATAATAGCGTACTAGCTACAAGTGGTGATTGGAATAGCGTATATAACGATGTAGTTGCTACGAGTGCTAACTGGGATAGCGTTTACAATAGCGTACTGTCTACGAGTGCTGACTGGGATAGTGTTTACAATAGCGTATTATCTACGAGTGCTGACTGGGATAGTACATATAATAGCGTACTAGCTACGAGTGCTAACTGGGATAGCGTTTATAGCGATGTAGTTGCTACGAGTAGTGATTGGAATAGTGTATATAACGATGTAGTTGCTACGAGTGCTAACTGGGATAGCGTTTACAGTGATGTAGTTGCTACAAGTAGTGATTGGAATAGTGTTTACAATAGCGTATTAGCTACGAGTGCTAACTGGGATAGTAGTTACAATAGTACAGGAGCTTTAAGTGGGGATTGGAGTAGTGTATATAATAGTGTATTAGCTACAAGCGGTGATTGGGATAGTACTTATAACACAGTCTACAGTAACAGTGCAAACTGGGATGGTGACTTTTGTGATGAAGTCGTTCTGTTAAATCAGGTTAGTGCTTGTGATGGTAGCTTAACATTTGATGGTAATATTGATATGCAGGGTGGTAATATTACTAGTATTGATACCCTATGTGCTACAGCAATTCATAGTATATCATCTGTCACACACTATCAAGATATTATTATTTCTGAACTTTCTGGTTTTAATGTTACTGGTGATGTCGTTGTTGAAGGTAATGTTGCTATAGTAGACACACTTACTGCGAACAATATATCAGCTGGTAATGCCTTTTATACAGATTGTGGAAATAGTGATGAGTGGTGTTCTACTAATACTACAGTTGAAGCAACATCTGCTAACTGGGATAGTGTATATAACACCACACAGACACAGAGCGCGGGTTGGTTAGATACAGAAACAGTAGTTCAAACTAATAGCGCGCAGTGGTCTGAACTATTCGATAGTTCTTTAGTTGAAGCAACATCTGCTAACTGGGATAGTGTTTATAATGATGTAGTTGCTACGAGTGCAACATGGAACGACTCAACTAGTGTAGTTCAAACTAATAGCGCACAGTGGGCAGATAGTTACGCTAACGGTGGAACAATAAACGGTGAGCTTATTGTAAATGACTGCGTTGTAGCTGATTGTATAAAGCTAAAAGCCGCAGAGATACAAGATTATACACTTGAAAAGATATTTAGAGGTGAGCTGATTAAAACTCCTGCAGTTGGTGAAAATATAATTAGTACATTTGATATAGGCATTAACCCGTCATTAGTATGGGTTGATTATACTATTGTAGTTATAAGTTCAGGGCCTAGCCATACACAATCAACACACAACGGTAGACTATCCCTAAGTGGTACACAAATCTTAGCTAATCAAGAACTTTATACTGTACCTGCCACTCCACCGCTAGTTAATAACATCTTCTTTGATACAACTAATAATAAACTTAACGTAACTGCAGATGTAGAAGATGAAGCTAGCTTAACATTTTTCGGTAAGGCCTTTTACGTAGATAGAGTATTAGACTTTACGTTTGGACTTGAAGGTAATAATAATGATATATTAGTTTCTGAATTAAATCCTGAAAACGAATTCTCACTCGAATAAATAATAATACAGAACGATGGCAAAAATAACATTTACACAACTAGAAAGCCTAGCAACAGAGTCAGTAAATCTCTCATCTATTGTACCTATTGTACAAGATGGAGAAAACTATAAGATAGCGCTGAGTAGTATTGATAATAGTGATCCAAATTGGGACTCTACTTATACATCTGTACAAACCAATAGCGCCTCTTGGGGTATTGATACTGTTTATGATGATTCATTGCTACAGTCTACATCTGCTACATGGGACAATACATCAAGTGTTGTACAATCAAATAGTGCTTCATGGGCTGTTGATACAGATACTATCTATGATGATTCTTTGTTACAGTCTACATCAGGTAATTGGAATAGTTCTTATACGACAGTAAATGCTAATAGTGCTTCATGGGATGCTCATACAGATCCTTATGATGACTCGTTACTACAGGCTACATCAGGTAATTGGGATTTAACATATACAACGGTAAGTGCCAATAGTGCTTCATGGGGTATTGATACAGATACTATCTATGATGATACACATGTAACTACTTTACAAGCTGCTAGCGCTGAGTGGGATGATACATCAAGCGTAGTTCAAACAAACAGCGCTACTAACTGGGATAATACAGCTAATACCCTCGATTCAGTCACAACAAACGGAGCAACCACGCTAAACGATATTAGTGCAGGGAGAATTGCAACATTACATCCAAGTAATCCATTAAACCACAACACAGCCACTGGTAATAGCAGTGCGTCTGTTGGAGGCATAGGCAATGTAGCGTCTGGCAATAGAACTGGAACTTTTGGGGGTAGAATAAACCAAGCAAATGGAGTCGAATCTTCAACCTTTGGAGGGACAAATCAAATTGTCCGAGGAAACGAGTCAGAAGGATTTGGTGGAACAAATGTTACCCTAAACACAAAGTTCACTAACACAGTAGGGGGAGCTGATCATGTGGTAGGTCTTGCAACCTCGCCAGCAGCAGATCCCGTAGCAAAGCACAGCCTTACATTAGGTGGAGAAGCCTCAATAATTGAAAACGCAATCCAGTCAGCTATTGTGGGAGGGGATACTAACAAAATTCAGACTGGGCATGATCGCTCAGTAATTTTAGGTGGTCAAAACATAATAACAGATGCAGCGGATACTGCATACGCTCCCAATTTAAATGTCGGCGCAGGATTCAAAATGCCTACAGGAGCGGTTGATGCTTATGTCTTAACATCAGATGCAAATGGCGTCGGAACATGGCAAGCTGCTGCAGGTGGACCAGCAGGTCCTTCTGGAACAGTATTATCAGGCACTACAGCAAATGCCACTCCAACAGAAATCTTTGTAGATGGGACATCTCCGAATAGAGTAGATGTAGCTACTGGTTCAACAATTACATTCTCTGCTTTAGTTGCCGCAAGATCTGCCACTGAAAGTGCTGGCTATAAGATCGAGGGTGTCATTAAGAACGATGCTGGAACAGCCGCATTAGTTGGCGTTGTAGCCAAAACAGTTTTCGCCGAAGAAGATATAGCTTGGGACATTACAGTAACTGCGGCTAATAACGCACTTACCTTTATTGTAACTGGTGATAGTGCTGATTCGGTATCTTGGGAAGTAACTCTCAATAAGACCGAAGCAACCTAAACCATGAGTCAAACATTCAAAGGAGACGTAACTAACAATGTAGTCGAGCTTAACTTACAAGCTGGAGCGGCAAACATTGGCTCATCATCCTATCGTCTTGGAAATACTAATAATGGTGAAATTCTTACTGTAACTAATGGAGATTTTCCAGATTATAATCTTGGTTCTAATCCATACTACAATGACGCAAATTTTAGAGGATTAGTAATTGGCACAAGTTGCACAACTATTGGGAGTTATGCTTTTTTTTATTGCTGGGACTGGACAGCAAATGGAGGTTTAGGGGCAGGTCTTGCTGGTTCATTAGTTATTCCAGATAGTGTTACAAGTATTGGGGATCGGGCTTTTGGTTCTTGCCCTGGCTTAACTGGTGAATTAGTCATTCCAGACAGTGTTACGAGTATTGGGGATCGGGCTTTTAATTCTTGCGAAGGCTTAACTGGCACATTAACTCTTGGAAATAGCGTTACGACTATTGGGAATGGTGCTTTTGCTTATTGCAATGGCTTAACTGGTGTCTTAGATATACCTGATAATATAACAGTTATTAATAATAATGTATTCAATGAATGTTCTTCATTTACGTCATTAATTTTACACAACAATATAACAAGTATAGGTCTATTTACCTTCTCAAGTTGCTCATCAATAAGTGGGGCATTGAATTTACCTGATAGTTTAACAACTATTGGAAATGATTGTTTTTCTGGTTGCTCTAGCTTAACAAGCCTAACTTTACCTATAAATCCTAGCTTTAATACCATTGGAGCTAGAACATTTAGTAACTGCACCTCTATGACTGGGAATTTGATTATACCTAGCAATGTTACAACAATCGAAAGTGCAGCTTTTGAATATTGTAGTTTTACTGGGAATCTCAATATACCTGATACGGTAACTACAATTGGTACATTTTGCTTTAGAACTAATAATTTTACTTCTATTACTATCGGCTCTGGCCTTACAGCAATACCTAACGGATTAATGTATTTATGTGCATCTCTGACTGGTACATTAGTTTTACCTTCAACTGTTGCATCTGTGGGTAATAATGCGTTTAATGGGTGTGCATTTACAAGAATAGAATATTATAGGACATCTCCACCACCAACGTCAGTTAATCCATTTGCAGGTGGAAATAATGCAACAGAAATTCATGTACCCGCAGCAAGCTCTTGGGTAGCTGGTAGTACATGGAATGGATTAACAGTAATAAAAGACTTATAAAAACTTTAAATAAATAATAATATGAAATACGCAATCACAGGCCCAAGAGGAGCAATTTTTAACATAGTAGATGAAGAGCCAACAGACGGTCAAACCTACAGCGAAATTTCTGATGCAGATGCAGCTACAGTAGAAGCTAGTGAGGGTAGATTCTTTATCGTTGATGGGGTTCTACTGACAATGGAAGAATTCAGAGCAGCTAAACAACAAGAAAGATATGAAGCACAAATTACTGAGTTTGGTGCTGATGTTGATGGTGCAAAAGCATTCGTAAGAGATCACTTTGCCAGAAAGAGATACGATGTTGAAGTAGGTGGCATTGATGTAAATGGACTAGCAGTAAGAACTGATAGATTTACAGTAGAGCGAATTTACCAAGCAAGATTCTTGGCTAAAGAAGATCCTGGGTTTGATACTGACTGGAAACTAGGTGATGGTACATTTCTTACTATTGATGCCACAACCATTATTGGTATATCTGATGCTGTAACAGCACACCTTAAAGGAGTATTTACAAAAGAAAAGACAGCAAACACCTCAATCGACGCCGCAACTACACTAGCAGAACTACAAGCGATCACTTGGTAATATGAGCAAAACATACAAAGGAGATGTGACAGGTAATGTCGTTGAGCTTAATTTGCTTGACGCCAACGAAGGCACGTTGCCTAATCTTGGTACACCTACTGTTATTACAAAGAATACTGGAGTCAATGAAGTTATCCAGATATTTGGTGATATAGACCAAGCAACAACTGGTGGGTTTGCTGGGTATGGAGCTGATAGTGAGGGAATAGTTTTAGGTACATCTTGTACAAAAATCGGTTTTAACAGTTTAGCTGGCAACAGATACAACTGCCAACTAGTAATCCCAGACAGTGTTACAACAATTGAAAGCGGTGCGTTTTATTATGCAACTGGTATAACTGGTGATCTAGTTATACCAGATAGTGTTACAACTATCGGGGATAATTTGGATTATTCTGCTGTTTTTACAGGATGTACATATGGCCCTAACCTCACCATAGGTAGAAATGTTCAGCTTATAGGAGATTGGTCTTTTGGCTTGAATAGTAACCTCACTAATGTTAATTGTTATATATCCAAAACAGTTATCGATGAAAACGACCAAGTGTTTATTCAATCAGCTAACATAGCCACTATTCATGCTAGAGTGAG